CTACCTTGCCCATGCAAGGATGATTCGCCCAAAGGAGCCAAACATCAATCACAAGTTGATGCTGGAATGTGCAAGAGCTTCTGTCAATGTCGTTCCGCGACATCCACACAGAGGCATTCTCACATTTGAAGAAGCTGCTTACGGAAAAGGTGCTTTGACCTCAGTTGACCATACTGCCTCTGGTGGCGAGCCGTGGAACTCCATGGCTGCTGCTGAAGGTAAGCCCACCAACAAAGGTACCTGGCTGGGCTCTCGTGACCACCCTGCCCCCCGACCCGAGATACTCGAAGCCGTTCACCGCGACATCGATATTCTCAAAACAGGCAGATGCCCTGATTGGTTCTTCACAGAACAACTCAAGGATGAGTGTGTGGACCTGGAGAAGTATGCCGCCTCAAAAACGCGCCTTTACTTTGCTGGTCCGCTCGACCATGTTCTCGTTGGACGCATTTTGTGCGGGGACTTTGTTCAAGCAACTCTCTGTGCACGCCAACGATTCCCTGGAAAAGTGTCCGGTTCAATCGGACTCACACCTGAGGACGGTGTTCTCACCTGCCTCATGAAAGCCTCAGACGGCAACAACCGCATTGCCCATGATGAAAAAGGTTTCGACCGACATCAATTATGGTGCATTGCGCAATGGATTGCCCAAGCAATAAATGAATGGTATCCAAAGAACGAAGACCCAGCGATCAAGCTGGCTCGTACCACTTACATCTGTTCTAACTACCACTCCGTCTATCAAATTGGACGCTACATTTATCTGCTCGATTTCCATCAGCCGTCAGGAGGCTTTCTCACAACCTTCCTCAACAACATCTACCTCGAAAGTTCTCGTCTCTATGCTTTCACTGAGATTCTCAACCGTAAGTACTCCTTCCCCGGTGCCACTGTTCTCTTCACCCCTCATAAGGTGAAGGAATCCATGTTCGCCCTCTACTACGGAGACGATTCTATCATCGTCTTCCCCAAGTCCTGGGAAGTCACTTCAGCTGAGATCTTCGCCGAAACTGCAAAGTTAGGCCTCGAGACAACTCACTCAGAGAAGAACTGGCCGCTCGAAAAAGAGATGCCCCAAGAAATGCATACCTTCCTCAAGCGCTCGCTTGTAGTCAATGAAGATGGAATTTTCACTTGGGCTCTCCCAAAAGCTGTCATCGAAGAGATGTTGCTCTGGACCAAGAAGAAAGATTACAATGATCACTCCGTAATGACTTCTACTGCCACGAACGTGCTTATTGAGGCTCGACGCCACGGTCTCCCGTACTTCTACCACATGTATGAGATACTTCGCGACGCCTTCCATGCTGCACAAGTCCCCTTCTCTTTGTCTCCGAC